GGTCTACGCGGACCGCGCCGGCGGCACTCCCGAGGAGTGGCGTCAGCGGATGGTCGACGAGTCGTGGTTCAGTGCCGCCGAGGCGGTCGAGGTCGGTCTCGCAGACGAGATCGCATCATCCCAAACTTCGGCGGATGACAATCCGCCCGAGAATCTTTCGGGCCGATCGCTCGCCGCCCATGCCGAGCGGCCCGCAGTGTCCGCCCCGGCCCCGATGGCAACCGCCTCGGACGCTCCGGTGGCCGAGCACGTCGAGCCGGCTGCGGCACCCGAGGCGCCGACCGCTGAGCCGGACCCGGCTGAGGCCGAAGTCGAGCCCGCCATCGAAGCGCCCGCCGACCCCGAGCTGGCCGCACCCATCGACGACCCAGTCCCAGCCTCCGAGGCCGACGACTGGGCCAGCAGCACCGCTCATCTCACTGTCCCCGCGCCGTCCCCTGAGGACGCGTTCGTACGCCTCAGGGAGGCACTGCTGTGACCACCGCCATCCCCATCCCGAAGAACGCCGACGAGCTCGCCGAGATGATCGCCGACCCCGTGCGCCTCGCTCCGGTCCTCGCCGACAAGGGCGCCCTCGGCGCGTTCATCAACGAGTACGCCCAGCAGCAGCAGGGCACCGGCACCGACCTGAACCGCGCGGTCGCCGAGGAGACTCAGCGTCAGCTCGCCAACATGCTGCGCGACAACGGCCAGGACACCAGCATCCGTCGGCCGAACCTCGACCCGCAGGCCGGCCGCGCCGCCAACATGCTGACCAGCCACCGGCAGGGCACCGCCCACAACCCGGCCGCTGCCGGCGCCGTCCTCGACCAGCACTTCGCCAACGGCGTCGACTACGTGCGCACCATCTGGCACAAGAACCCGGCGACGAACCTCGGCGAGAAGCTCGACGCCCTCCGCAACGCGGCCAGCTCCGTCAGCCCCTCCGACGGTGGGTTCCTCGTCCCCGAGACGCTGCGTTCGCAGCTGTTGCAGATCGCGCTGGAGGAGTCCGTCGTCCGGCCGCTGGCCACCGTCGTCCCGATGGACTCGGCCCGCGTCCCCTTCCCGATGATCGACAGCACCACGAACAGCGGCTCCGTCTTCGGCGGCATGATCGCCTACTGGGGCGAGGAGGGCGCGGCGCTCACCGACAGCTCGCCGAAGTTCGGCCGCGCGGTCCTCGACGCCAAGAAGCTGACCGGCCTGTCCGCAGTGCCGAACGAGCTGCTTCAGGACAGCATCGTCAGCTTCTCCGCCCTCATCGAGTCCCTCTGGCCGAAGGCGCTGGCCTTCTCCGAGGACGCGGCGTTCATGTCCGGCACCGGCGTCGGCGAGCCCCACGCGTTCATGGGCGCCGGCAACACCGCCGCGATCGCCGTCGCGGCCGAGGCCGGTCAGACAGCCGGCACGATCGTCTACGAGAACATCGTCAAGATGTACGCCCGCATGCTGCCGTCCAGCCTCGCCAAGGCCGTGTGGATCTGCAGCCCGGACGCACTCCCCGAGCTGTTCACCATGGCCCTCGCGGTTGGCACCGGCGGCGGCCCGATCTTCGTGTCGTCCGCGGTCGGCGCCGCCCCGATGACCATCTTCGGCCGCCCGCTGATCGTCTCCGAGAAGGCCGGCGCGCTCGGCACCCGCGGCGACATCTCCTTCGTCGACCTGTCGTACTACCTCATCGGCGACCGGCAGACCATGACCGCCGACAGCTCCACCGACTACGCGTTCGGGTCCGACAAGACCACCTTCCGCATCATCCAGCGCGTCGATGGCCGCCCCTGGCTGAAGTCCGCGATCACCCCGAAGAACGGCGGCAACACCCTGTCGCCGTTCGTCGAGCTCGCGGCCCGCTAACCGGCCCGGTCGCCGCCGGCACTCAACCCCCGGCGGCGGCCCACATCCGGGCCGGCAGCGTCGCCCCGGCAGGACACCTCAGACGAAAGGCACAGCTCATGGCCCAGAAGGGACTCGGCGCGGGCTTCAACACCAGCCCCGCCGCCGACGGCAAGTGGATCGCGCTGAAGGACGCGGGTGCGATCGCGTTCCTCTGCTACCTTGCCGCGGCCGCCGGCGACACGTACACCCTGCAGGAAGCCAAGGACAGCGCCGGCACCGGCGCCCAGAACCTGGCCGTCATCACCGAGTACCACACCAACACCGGCGACTCGACGGACGCTTGGACGCGCCGCACGCAGGCCGCTGCCGCGACCGTCGTCACCGCCGCCGCGGCGACGCAGAACGCCATGGTCGTCGAGGTGCTCGGCACCCAGCTCTCCGACACCTACAAGTTCGTGAAGCTCACGTCGACCGGCGCGGGCACCGTCAACGCCCTCACCCACGACCTGATGACCCAGCGGGCCGCTGCCAACCTGCCCGCGATGGGGGTCTGACCATGAGCGTCATCATCCCCGGCGACCAGCTCCGCACCGTGCTGGCCGGCACCAAGGTCGACCGTGCCACCGCAGCACTCCCGCAGACCGCTCAGGCCGCCATCTTCACCGTGGCCGGCGGCCGTGTTCTCGTCACCGGCCTGGTCGGCGAGGTCACCACCGTCATGGGCGCTACCGCCACCGTGCTGAAGGTGACGTCCAACCCGACCACGGGCACGGACGTCGACCTGACCTCGACCACGGCCGTCACCTCCAAGGAGGTCGGCTCCCTGATCACCCTGCCGGGCACGTCCGGCTCGGCGCTGGTCGTCAAGTCCGCGGGCGGCGGCGGCCAGCTCCCGACGCACAACCCGTACGTCGTGCCGATCGGCACGATCGACCTGGTCACGGACGCCTCCGACACCGGGTCCGTGAAGTGGTCGATCACGTACATCCCGCTGGACAACGGCGCCACCGTGACGGCGGCCTGATCATGCTGCTGATCTGCGCGGGGTGCTCCACCGCCTACGCGGTGGGCGCCCCCCACTGCCCGCAGTGCCTCTCCACCGACCGCGAGGAGGACCACCCCATGCCGAAGATCACCGTCCACGGCGGGGCCACCAACGCCGCCGAGGACGAAGCCCCGGCCGACGAAGTGCCCGCCGGCGACATCACCGAGGAGGAGTCATCTCCTGGGAACAGCTCCGAGACATCGTCCGAGAAGCCGCCGACCTCGCCCAAGAAGAGCGGCAGCGCGGTCCGATCGCGTGCCCGAACGACGGAGAGCCCCTCCTGAGCGGCCCCGACGGGCAGCTGTACTGCCGCTGGGACGGCTGGCGCCCCGACGGCACCTACCTCAGCGGCTGACCGTCCGAGCCCGCCGTAGCTTCACCGCCAGATCCCGCCCCGCCCCGGGGCGCCAGCCAGAGAGCAGGTCATGGCACTCGACACACCGGTGTACTGCACGCGCGAGGACGTCAAGCAGGCCCTTGACTACAAGGAGACTGCCCGCTCCGATGGAGCCGTCGACCGCGCGATTCAGGCTGCCACCGGGGCCGTCGAGGGCCTGTGCCACCGCGTCTTCCACCCGGTCGTCGCCACCCGGTACTTCGACTGGCCGGACCAGTACGCCCGGCCGTGGCGCCTGTGGCTGGACGCCTCCGAGCTGATCGAGCTGACGTCGATCTCGTCAGGCGGCGTGACGATCCCGACCGGGAACGTCAACCTGGAGCCGAACCGCAGCGGCCCGCCGTACAACCGCATCGAGATCCAGATGGACACCGACTCGGCGTTCGGCGGCGGCTCCACCCCGCAGCGGGACATCACCATCACCGGCCTGTTCGGCTACAGCAACGACGAGGCACCGGCCGGCACGGTGGCCACGGGCATCGGCTCGTTGGCCACCACCCTGATCGTCAGCAACGCGGCCGCCATCGGCGTCGGCCAGGTGCTCCGCATCGGCACGGAGCGGATCCTCGTCGCCGACCGGGCGATGACCTCCACTGGGCAGACCCTGCAGACGCCGATGACCGCCGCGAAGAACAACGAGATCGTGACGGTCACCGACGGGACGGCGTTCACCGTCGGCGAGGTGCTCCTCCTCGACGCCGAGCGCATGCGCATCACCGACATCGCCGGCAACCAGCTGATCGTCACCCGGTCCTGGGACGGCTCCACCCTGGCGGCCCACACCGCCCCCACCATCTACGCCTCCCGGTCCCTGACGGTGGCCCGCGGCGCCCTCGGCACCACGGCGGCCGCCATCGCCCAGGGCGTCCCCGTCTACCGCTGGAACCCGCCGGGGCCCGTCCGCTCCCTCGCCATCGCCGAGGCCGTCACCACGCTGCTGCTGGAGTCGTCCGGCTACGCGCGCACCACCGGCGTCGGCACCACCTCACGGCAGGTCGGTGGCGGCACCGTCGCCAAGACCCAGTACGGCACGGGCCTCGACGCTCTCCGGGCTCAGGTCTACGTCTCCCACGGACGCATGGCGAGGGTGAGGGCCGTCTGATGGAGGTCATCGTCCACGCGAGCGGGCCGCTGTTCAACGGGACCGCGTCCGCGCTCGTCTCCCGGTTCACGCAAGAGGGCGGCGAGGAGGTCGCCCGCTGGGGTGAGGGCGAAGTGCAGCGCGTCCTGGAGCAGGTCCTGCGGCACCCGACGGGCTACTACCAGTCGCAGGTCACGGTGAACCGCGTCTCCAACGACAGCTTCTCGATCTCGGACGGCGGTGTCGTGTACGGGCCGTGGCTGGAGGGCACGAGCCGCCGCAATGCCGAGACCAGCTTCAAGGGCTACCAGACGTTCCAGCGGGTCGCCAAGCGCGTCGAGTCGCGTGCCGACCGGACCTTCGCCCGGGTCTTCGCCGAGATCCAGGGGAGGCTGTGATGGCAGTTGACATCGACGGCGTCCTCAACGCGCTCGTCTCTCACGCCCTGGCTACCGGCTACCTCGATCAGGTCAACCAGCACGAGCCGAAGAACAGGCCCGGTCACGGCCTCACCGGCGCGGTGTGGATCGACCACATCCGTCCCGTCCAGTCGTCCGGGCTGGACTCGACGTCGGCCGTCATGGTGTTCAACCTCCGGCTGTACACCAGCACTCTGCAGGAGCCGCAGGACGCCATCGATCCGGAGATGGTGCGCGTCATCGACGCCCTGTTCACGGCGTACGTCGGTGACTTCACCCTCGACGGGCTGGTCCGGAACGTCGATGTGCGGGGCATCGAGGGCGCGCCGCTCGACGGGCAGGCCGGCTACCTGAAGCAGGACGAGGTGCTGTACCGGGTGTTCACGATCACGCTGCCGGTGGTCGTCAACGACGCATGGGACGAGGAGGCATAGATGACCAAGTCCGGCGGGCTCGGTGACAACTTCTACTCGGGTGGCTACGACGTGTCCGGGGACATCGGATCCGTCGACAAGATCCAGGGCGGCACGAAGCCCATCGACGTCACCGCCATCAACAAGTCCGCGTTCGAGCGGATCGGCGGCGTGCGGGACGGCTCCATGTCGTGGAAGGCGTTCTTCAACATCACGGCGGGTCAGGCCCATCCGGTGCTGAGCGCGCTGCCGACGGCGGACGTCGTGGCCACGTACTGCCGCGGCACGACGCTCGGCTCGCCGTGCGCCAGCCTGGTCGCCAAGCAGCTCAACTACGACGGCAACCGAGCCCAGTCCGGCGAGTTCACGTTCTCCGTGGACGCCGAGGCCAGCGCCTACGGCCTGGAGTGGGGCGTGCTGCTGACGGCCGGCCTGCGGACGGACACCGCGGCAACGAACGGCACCGGGGTAGACACGACCGCGTTGGCATCGTTCGGCGCCCAGGCCTACCTGCAGGTGACGGCGTTCACCGGCACCGACGTGACCGTGAAGATCCAGGACAGCGCCGACAACGTGGCCTTCGCCGACGTCACCGGGCTCAGCTTCACCGCCGTCACCGCGGCGCCGTTCACCCAGCGCCTCGCCACGTCGAACACCGCCACGATCCGCCGGTACGTCCGGGCGGTCACCACCACCAGCGCCGGTGTCACGTCGGTGACGTTCGCTGTGCACCTGACCAAGAACGAGATCGCGGGGGTGGTGTTCTGATGATCCGCATCGAGCCGAACATGCCGGTCGACGCCTACAAGACGTACCGGATCGTGTCACCGCAGGCCACGCACTTCCGGTCGGCCACCTGCGCCGAAGCCGAGTGCGAGCAGCACCTGCACGGCTGGCAGTCGACCATCGACGAGGCCACCGTCCTCGGCCAGCAGCAGGCGCACTATGTCCGCCGGCAGTCCGGCCGCGGCTTCACCGAAGAGCGGCTCGAGGGGGGCCTCACCCGGTTCACGTTCCATGCCGGTCAGACGTGCTTCGCCGGCGGGCACCAGGTACGCCTCGACCGGCCGGAGCTCTACACGGTGCGGGCCGGCGACTGGCGGGGCAACCCGACCGGGCAGAGCAGGACCCTGCGCGCGCAGGACTGGGTGGATGACTTCGGCGAGCACCAGCAGCGTCTCGCCGACCAACGTGAGAGGGGCTGACCATGGCCAAGGCGAGCGGTCTCGGATGGACGACGTGCAGCGTGGACGACGCTGCGGGCGTCGCCAAGGCGATCAAGAACGACGTGACGGATCTGCAGTTCGCAACGCCGCGCGCGGTGCAGGACATCACGGGCATCGACAAGTCGGCCATGGAGCGGCTCCTGCTGCTCGCCGATTTCTCGGTGACGCTGAAGGGCGTCTTCAACGCGGCGACCGGCCTGTCCCACGACGTGTTCAAGACGGTCCCGTCTACGTCGGTGCAGCGCACTGTGACCCTCACCGTGAACGGCGTCACCCTCGCCAACGAGGTGCTCCTCACGGACTACCCGCTGTCCCGCAGTGCGTCGGGCGAGCTGACGTGGTCGGTGCCGGGTGTCCTGTCCGACGGCACTGTCCCGACCTGGGCCTGAGCCTCTACCGGGGGCGTCACGGCTCTCCGGCAGGGTGCCGCATGTCTGCACAGCTGTACTGCGGGCCGCCGGTCACTCGGCGGCCCGGCCCACACCAGGAGTGACGCATGGGGTTCCGGATCAAGCGCAAGGTGTTCCGTCTGCACTTCAAGGACTCCGACCTTGAGGGCCTCGAGGTACTCGCCCGGAGTCTCAACACGGGCCAGTTCCTGGATATGGAGGAGGCCAAGGCGGAGCGCGCGGCGGGCGGGAGGCGCGGCAAGGTCGGCACCGAACGGATGCTCGAACTGTTCGCCGATCAACTTGTCTCCTGGAACGCGGAGGACGAGGACGGTACTCCGGTGCCCACGACGATGGAGGGGATCAGGTCGCAGGACTTGGACCTCAGCCTAAAGATCATCGACGCCTGGACCGACGCCATCGCCGGAGTCAGCGTCCCTTTGCCCGGGACCTCCAGCGCTGGGCAGCCGTCGGCCCTGGAGGCATCGATCCCGATGGACAGCCCCTCCGGGAACCCCGAGAGCTGAGCCACGCCCGCACCGTGCTGGGCCTGTGCGACCGCTGGCACAAGCTGCCCTCGGAGGTACTCGCCGAACCCGCGGAGATGTTCCGCCTGCTGCAGATCGCACACATGGGCCGACGTGAGGAGGTGCCCGAGTGAACATCGTCGAGATCCTGGTCACCGCCAAGAACCTCACCGGGCCCGCCTTCGCCGAGGCCAAGGCGGGCGCGACGGCCATGGAGTCGTCGATGGGCAAGCTCAACGCCGTCGCCAACGCCAGCGCGATTGCCATCGCCGCGGTCGGATTCGAGGCCGTCAAGATGGCGAGCAAGTTCGACAGTGAGATGGCGCTCCTGGTGACGCAGGCCGGCGTTGCCGAGGACCAGCTCGGCGGTCTGAAGAAGGGCGTCCTCGACATCGCGGCGAAGGTCGGTTCCGACCCCGACTCGTTGGCTGAGTCCCTGTTCCACGTCGAGTCCAACTTCGAGTCGATGGGCATCACCAGCCAGCAGGCCCTGAAGCTGACCGAGACCGCGGCGAAGGGCGCCGCCGTAGGCCATGCCGACCTGGTCGACGTCACCAACGCCCTGACCGCCGCGGTGGCTGCCGGCATCCCCGGTGTTGAGGACCTCGACCAGGCGATGGGTGTCCTCAATGCCACCGTCGGTGTCGGCGACATGAAGATGCAGGATCTCGCCAGCGCGTTCGGGTCCGGCATGGTCGCGACAGTGAAGGGCTTCGGCCTGTCGATCACCGACGTCGGCGCCGCCTTGGCAGTCTTCGGCGACAACAACATCCGTGGGTCCCTGGCCGGCAACCAGCTCCGCATGTCGGTGATGGCGCTCGGCAAGCCCGTGTCGACGTCGGAGGCGGCCCTCAAGACTCTCGGGCTGACCGCCACGACCCTCGCCGAGGACATGCAGCGCGGCGGCCTGAAGCTCGCCCTCGAAGACCTCGTCGGCCGGATGAACGCTGCCGGAATCACCGCAGATCAGCAGGGCCAGATCATCACCGACGCCTTCGGCCGGAAGGCCGGCGCCGGATTGAACGTCCTGGTCGGGCAGATGGACCGCCTTGAGTCGAAGTACCCCGCATTGGAGGAGGGCGCCACCGGGTTCGGCAAGGCATGGGAGCGGACCGAGCAGACCTTCGCCCAGCAGACGAGAGAGCTGGAGGGCTCCCTCCAGGCGCTGATGATCACGCTGGGCGAGAAGCTGATCCCGCCTCTGCAGAAGGCCACGACGTGGATGCTGAACAACCGCGACACGATGCTGCAGATGGCGGAGGGCGTCGGCATCGTCGTCGCTGCCCTGGCGGGGTTCGCTGTCGTCAGCAAGGTCGTCACCGCTGTCAAGACGCTGGGTACGGCCTTCGAGGCAGTCAACCTGGCGATGCTGGCGTACCGCACTCGGGTCGCCGAGGCGGAGGTGGCATCTCTCGCAGCGACCGGCCAGGTCAACGGGCTGGGGGCCGCCTTCGCTGCCCTGTCGACGAAGGCAAAGATCGCTCTCGCGGCCTCGGCTCTCGGCCTGATCGTCGCCGTCGCCTACAAGCTGTCTGACTCCAGCCAGAAGGCAGCGCCATCTGTCGACCGGATGACCACCTCGCTGCAGGCACTGGGCAATGCCGGCAGTAAGTCCGGGGAGCTGACCGACACATTCGGCGAGGACCTGGACAGGCTCGGCTATGCCGTGGAGCGGGTCGCCGGCAAGGCCCATGGCATGGACAAGTTCAACGACACCATGAACAAGATCTTCACCTTGGGCATGGGCAAGTCGAACACCATGAAGGAGGCCGCCGATCAGATCAACAGCATCGACGAGTCCCTCGTCTCCATGGTGCAGGGCGGTCACGCCGACCTTGCCGCCTCTGCGTTGAAGCGCCTGCAGGACGCTCTCGCAGCGAAGGGCGGCGACCCTGCCCAGCTCGCCTCCGAGATGCACAAGTACCAGGACGCCCTGGCCGCCGTAGCCGAGACCGAGCACATCACGACGGCCAGCATGGGTGAGCTCGGCAAGAAGGCCATGGAAACCAGCAAGGCCCTCGATGAGCAGGCGATGACGGCGAAGGGGTTGAAGGATGCGATCTCCGACCTCAACGACGTCAACCGGTCCGCGCTGGACGGCATGGCCGGCTTCGAGGCGGCCATCGACGCAGCGTCGAAGGCCGCCGGGGAGAACTCCGGCGCGCTGAAGATGAACCACGGCGAGCTGAACCTGACCAGCGAGAAGGCCCGCACCGCCGAGGCCGCGCTGACCGACCTGGCGTCGAAGACGGACGCCGCCGGCGTGGCCGCGCTGAACAGTGGCGAGACCATGAACTACGTCAACGGGATCTACGACAAGGGCCGCGACAAGCTCATGGCCGTCGCCATGCAAATGGGCCTCACCCGCGTCGAGGCCCGCCAGCTGACCGACACGATCCTCGCGACGCCGGACAAGACGGCGTACCTGCGGGGCGACGTCACCGATCTGAAGGCCAACCTGGCGGACGCCGAGGCGTCACTGAAGGGGACGACCGGCGAGAAGCGGGTGCGGATCCAGGCCGAGATCGAAGGGCTGAAGCGGGACCTGGCGGCAGCTCAGGCGCAGGTCGATGCGATGCACGGCAAGACCGTGTACATCACCGAGTACTTCCAGATGGGTGGCGGCAACTACTCGGGGTCGTCGGCCGGCCGGTTCGCGCACGGCGGGATCATCGGCGGCGCCGCGACGGGCGGCCCGCGCGGCGGCATGACGTGGGTGGGCGAGCAGGGCCCGGAGCTGGTGCGGCTGCCGGGTGGCTCGACGGTTATCCCGGCCGGGCAGAGCCGCACGATGGCGGCGGAGCAGGGCAGTGGCGGCGGCCCGCTGGTGCTGGAGGTCCGGTCGGGCGGTTCGCGGCTGGATGACCTGCTGGTGGAGCTGCTGCGGGATGCGATCAAGGTTCGGGGCGGCAACGTCCAGACGGTCCTAGGGAGATAGGCACGATGCACCGGTACAAGATCTGGAACGG